AGAATAACATGCTTCCATGCGAATGTATAAGTATCGTTGAAGAAATCTCCGTCCCAGTGGATACGGAATAACTTATCTGCAGAGCGCTTATCGCAATCCTTTTTGAAGTCTGCAATCATGTCTTCGAGTAGGGCTTCGATAGTGTCATGGTCTGCGTCTTTTACCAATTCCCAATTGTGAAGAAGTGTAGCCTTTACTCCCTTATAGACTTTTTCCAATTTGCCTGCATAGCAAACAGTCTCACAGATAGACGTTGCACCAGGACATGAAAAAGCCTTTCCTGCGGGCAAGCCGAAAGTGTTGGCAATTGTTGGGGTTTTTCCATTAGGGGAGACGGCATTAGCAACTTTCCTATCGTTAGAGCGTTTCAGTTTCATTAGGGGCCTTTCTTAGTGGGGGGGTAATTCTATCAGATTAGACGGGTTTAATCAAGTTTATTAGCGTGTTTCTTTTTCCTAGTATAAACTTTCTTACTAGGAATAGCGGTAGCAGAATTACTACGGCGCAATTCAAGCACACGGCGTAATTCCTCAGAGGTTTTCCTAGTTTTAGTAATCATGACGCAATTTTAGCAGAAATTCCAGCGTTTATCAAATCCTACTCGTAAGTAGCTGTGTGAGGTTGATCACAGGTGCCGCCGAAAAAATGGCAATTTTTGTGTGAGCAGTTTTGGCACTTGCTCAGGTGGTCTGCGTCTTTAGGTCGGCAGTAACCTTGCTCTATAGTATTTCTATTATCGCCCTAATCAGCCTGGCGAATAGTGTGTGAGAGTTCTTACTTACGACATTGGACGAGAACACTCTCTAAACTGTCCCTGTTTCGTTTGCTATTAGTAAGTCTTTACCATAGCAAATCGTGTTTGGTTATTAGCAAGGCGTAGCATTACTTTTGTAACATTACGCTTTTGTGGTACAAACTTTTCAATACGACCTGTAACACCTGTCTTTGATGTTGTGAACAAATCGCCAATCTGATAAGTGTATCCGCCAAGAGTCATTATTATTTCCTTTCAGTAGTGGGTTGTGGTTGAGTAGTTTAGCGACATACTCAGGTCGTTTGGGTTCAGGACTTTAGTTCTGCCCCCCAAATTGCTTAGAGATAACGAGCAATAGCGTTGTATGTGGAAGTATTTACAACTTCCTCATCTGTCATTTTGAGGATACGAATTGCGTTCGTGATTTCCTCTTTTTGCTCGCTATAAGTGTGATTATGAATTACCTCAAAATCCTTTTCAGGTTCTTTAGGGAAATCACTTTCATTTACGATAAGGTCAAAATCCACATTTAGGGTTTTGTTCCAATTACGATAGTTAGTGCGTAGGTTCTCTGCCTTAGCAAAGTTAGCCATAGCCCACTTACCGATTTCCTTCTGCCACTTCTCACGGGCTTTCTGATACTTTGCTTCGTTCTCGCCCTGTGTAGCGTAGTTCTTTTCCAATTCAGCAAGGCGTGTTTCTAGTGCCTTGATTACTTTAGGCGTAGCGATTTTCACGCTAATAGATTTTCCATTTCTAGCCATTTGTTTTCCTGTTCTTTAGTGGGTTGTTAGGGAGTATTGTAGCAGATGGGCTGAACGATTGTCCAGCCCACCCGCTGTGATTTACATTACTTTGCTGTTGTCCAGCGTTCTTGACCATTGACGGATAGTCTGATACGATAAGAGCCATTATCGTTCTTGACTACTTCCTGTACGATACCTGATACACCTGACTTAGCAGTTGTAAAAGTTTCACCGATTTGCGGAGTTGCCATTTTGCTTCCTTTCTGTTGTTGAGAGAGAATTATAGCAAAACCCACCGACATACACAAATCCAAAATGCTATCAAATCGGACATTTTCCTGTGATAAAAATCACATCTGCGTAACTTGACAATCCAAAAATTTTGGGGCGGCAAATTCCAGGGATTCTTGTGAGCTCATAGTAATGCTCGTAAATAAGCTAGATCTGGTGCGGCGCTGTCGGGCGTGTCTAAATTAGTTGAAAGTTAAACCAATTTGATTTAACTTTCAACCTTTTTAGATCGTGTTACTTTCCCGAAACTTTTCCATCTCTAAAAAAGTTTTTAGTCCAAAGTTTTCCATTTGGTTCTGCTAAATTATAAGTTGCGTATTCTTCAGCGTTACCAAAATCAACACACTTATTGAAATCATTTACTGCGTCAAGTGCGAAGTTGTATCGTTGTGTATTTACCAACTCACCATCATAGTAAGTTGTTAGTGCGTAGTCGTATTCCAAAGTTTCTCCTTTATTGTAATTCATGAATGTTCCACCTCTCTCAAACCAATTTCTGCGCTTATCTCTTTCGTTCATAAGACACACGCACATTTAGAAATTGTAATTGTATTACTTTCCATTTTTACTACTGCTAGTGTTGAGCAATTATCGCAAAGAAAAATCTCCATTAGAAAATTACCTCGCTACCTTCTAGAATTAGATTATGCGGATTACAATCGCAAGGTTCGATGTCAAAATCTCCGTCTGGAGATACCCAACCCGTATAACCTTTTCCGTAGCAATCCTCACAATTTAGAATTACCTCTACTGCTTTTTTTATTTTAGACATTTAGTTTTCCTTTCTTTCTGTTGCCTGAATTGTAGCAGATAGCACTGACAATGCCTCTGCCTTGCTCGCTTCACGCTGAGCGATTACATGAGCCTTGAATTGTTCTAAGTTCATTATTCACCAACCTTTACTGCTAGAGTGCGATAAGCATAACCGCCGTTAGAATTGCGAACCTCTACAAGATAAGTTTCGCAACCTTCATACCATACCGCTTTAGGGTGTGGCTCGGCAGAGATAATTTCGCCCGTCAAAGTTTTTGAGCGATAAGGCTTTCCTACAAGTAGGCTTTCGATAGTATAGACATTTGCTGACATGGTTGTCCTTCTTTCTTTTTGTTTCTATGTCTGGAATTATACATTAGGGGTCTGACAAATTGGGGGAGGTTAGGGGGTGTGTCGGTGTGAGTTACCTCACATCGCACCCTCTTGAAATAAACCTATTTCAAGTGTAAGCAATTCATCTGGTGTTGCTTCGGATAAATCTACCCAACCAGCACCTTCTTCATCTAATCTAAAAATTTCAATGTAACCCATTTAGTTATCCTTTCTTTATGTCTGAAATTGTACCATAGGGGACTGACAAATTTCTTGTTACCTCTCAGTATTTGAGACAAAATTCCTGTGATAAAAATCACACGATCATAAATTCCTGTGAAAAAGTTATCCACAGAATAATCCCCAGACACGCCCGACCTCGGGGGCGGCAAATTCGAACAGATGTTCGAACTGCATAATTATTAATTACAATAAATAATTATTCAAAGTAGAATGGATCGAAGCTCTCGTCAAATAATTCTAAGTCGCTTGAAATTTCAATTTCAAATTCATCAGTTTCATTTATTGCTTCGGGTGTTGAAAATAATTCTGAATTATCTTCATAGTAATTATCCCAATTGTATTTTGGTTTTTCCCAAGACATTGTGTAACTCATTAGTTATAACTCTCCTTACATTCTGAGCAAACGAAATTAATTTTGCAATAGCAACCAACGGATAAAAGATTATCGTTTTGGTAATCATAGTAATCATCATAGTAGTTCATTATTTATTTTCCATTCTCTTAGTAATCTGAAACTCTAACGGTAACGGTTGCCCATTCATCATTGAATGAACCCGTTGGGCGATAACGAACGGCGAAATCTAACCAACCCTCAGCAGGGTAAGTATCCTCACGCAATTCAGCATAGTTTATAATTCCTCCATTGAAACGACGACGGAGGGAAGTAGGCTTGTAGTATTGGTCTACAAGTAAATCAACGATTGAATAACCTCTCATTATTTGTATTCTCCTTTCGAGATAAGTTCATCTAGCATTTTTGCTAGTGGGTCTATTGGCTCGTCTGCCAAATAGTTTTCTAATTCTAATTGTTTTACGAAGTCTATCATTTAGATACCTTCCAATCTGTCCACATTGGTAGACGCTCAGGGTCGGTATCGTTATACCAACGCTCTATGTTTTGTTCACAATCCATGCAGAATGTGAATTGGTCATCTCCAACTTCGGAGATAGCAGATACGAATGGATTGTGCTCTTTGCACATTGTAATTGTTGAATTCATTTGAATTCCTTTCTAGTTTGAGAACCTTTCTCAACTTTCTTTATAATGGAATTATAGCAGGGGGGTCTGACATTTACTGACGGGTAATGCCACAAATCGGACATTTTGAAATGTGATACAGGTCATGTGGATAACTTGAGCGTAAAATCCAGTGTGATGTACATCATGTGCATAAACCTGTGGAGGACACGCCCGACCTCGGGGGCAGCAAAATTTTTAACGAAATGCAAATACATTTCGCTAAAAACTTTTATTTTTTTTTATTCGTTTTCGTTTTCGAAATCCAAAAATTCTTGAAGTCCAATTCGATAAGCAATTGGATCAACTGCTTTCAAAACTTGCGAAGCTAAATAAGTCAACGCACCAATTTCAACAACAGGACAAAATTCATCTAAGAATTCGTCATAGCGATTTTCGTTTTCGATTTCGATTTCAAAATCAAATTTTGTTTTGTTTGAAATAATTGTTTTCATTCTGAAACCTCCTCAACATGAAAAGCGTTGAACTTTTCCAATTCGTTTTCGCTTAGTGGGCGAAGTGATTTATTGAGAGCAAAGATTGCTTCCAATTCTGTTTCTGTTTCGCATACATACGAAACTAATACATTGAATTTAGTCATAATTATCTGACCTTTCTTTTAGAGGTTACAGGCAACGCCTGTGCTATGAACACCTTGTTCATAGTGTCCCTTAGCAATACAATTTTTTGCTAAGTTATGAAACGAAATACATTTCATTTCGTGGTAAGCGATGTAGTCCTTATGAACTACCTTATCGCATTGTTGGCAGAAGTGCCATTTATGATTATCCTTGCGGATAACCTTGTTATCTACGATTTCGTATCTATCTACGAATTTTTTAGAGTGTGAGCAATCGTTTGCTATACACTTATTTACTTTAGTGTTAGTCATTTTAGAACCAACCTTTCTTTTTATCTAATACCTAAAGGCTACCATGCCCCACTGACAAAAAGGGGGGTTACTGACCAGTATTTCTAAATTATTTTTGTGATAAAAATCACAGTGTTTTTTTGCGTTTTCCACATAGTTATCCCCAGACACGCCCGAGTGCGGGGGCCGCAAAATTTACGCAGCTTGTCAAGTTAACACGCCGAATAAATTTTGTTTTTTATTTTTTTTATAAAGTAATTAAGATCCCAAAAATTGTACAAAACAGAATAAAAATAAAAAGTTCTTTCATTTTGTACAGGCCTCCCAAAACTTTTGAGAATCAAATCGTGGATTATCTTCTTCAAACATCGAAGCAAATTCATCTACTAAATCTTCATAAGTAAAACTATCAGCGATTAAATCTTTATAGGATGAAAGAATTTCGGCGGTTTTTACGTAGTCTTTACGTGTCATCATTTTAGTTTAGTCCGTTCTCTCGTAGGTCCTTGATTACTAGAATTAGTAGGGGAATGGTAACGCCTGCCAAAAGTAATTGGACGGCGGTAGTAAGTAGTCTATTCATTAGTAGTCTTCTCCAAACATTGCTAGGATTTCATCCACCTGTTCATCTGTTAGGTGTTCTGTCTCTATAGACTTAGAGAAACCGAAGAAATCTTCTTCCTCTTCCTCTACAGTGTCTTCATCTAAATAAGTGTAGGCATCTGCTACATCTGCTTGAATTGTGTCCCACTTAGAGACCTTGCTATTATCAAAAGAGTACATTAGTTCTGTTCTACCTTTCGCATATGTGCTACAACATTTTTAGAAACCTTCTGTAGTTCTGCTACAAAAGTTTTCATTTCTTCAGGGGATGAGGCGGTAAAGTTAGCGCCTAGTAGTTGAGACCCGTCCCAAATTGAGTAAGTAATTGTCATTTATTTATTTCCTATTCTTTTAGTTTTGTTTATTGAGATTATTGTATTGTATAGAGGGGATAAAAGTCAAGCCTATTTGGTGTGAGGTTACTCACACTCACCGCAAGGGCATTGAGGGAACTCTAGTTCTTGCTTTATACGATTAGCAAGAGCCATAACCTTGTTATAGGTATCGGCGGAAGCACCTCTAAAAGATACTACCTTTCCATCTACTACCATTTGAGCAGCGATAGCAATTTTCTGGTCTAGTGATAGACCCTTATAGTTATTTAGTGTAGTCATTTTTTAACTACCTTTCTTTTTATTTGGTTAGTATTTCTAACCTTTCCTTGACCTAACTTATTTGCCCTATTGCTAGGGGCTCATTTAGGATTTTTATTAAGTTGTTATGGGATATATTGTAACACCTACCACTGACATTTTCACCCTTTTTAGGGGGTGTGTCGGTGTGATTAGCGACACATTACGCAGGTCTCCCACGCTGTAACACGCTCACACTTAGAGCACTTTACATAACCTAACCACTCTTCCATTTGAGGGGTGTTACCTTGTTCGAATATTCTGTTAGTCATTTTGACCCTTTCTAGTTTAGAGACTCTCTCTAACTTTCTAATAGTGTAACTATAACACCCCCCACTGACATTTTCAAGTTGAAAAACGGGTAAATCGGACATTATTTTTGTGAGGTTCATCACATAGATCTATGGGCGCACTATTTGTCCGAATTGTACGAAAAAAATCATGCATCATACATGAAAAATATATATTCACATTTTTATAAATCTAATATTCTAGTTGACTAAAAATAAAGGGCGGTGATATAATAAGATCATGAGAACAATAATTGCCATAACTATAGTTGCTATAATGACTTTTATACTTGGCATATGCTATCAGATAGCAATATAACCCTTGGGGATATAGCTTAATCTGGTTAAAGCAATTGTCTTATATACAATCGAGTTTGGGTTCAAATCCCAATATCCCTACAAAAAATTTTATTAACATTTTTGAATATCTAATATTCTAGTTGACTAGGATTTATGTTCTCTATATATATGATTATTCAATGTGAAATGTGCAAAGACAGATCGAACTTCGATTTCTTTTTTGCATATCTCACAGATAACTATTCTTGATGCATTTGCCATATTCTATCTGCACATTTCTTACATAGTGGTTTTAATATATGATCTGACTTTTCTATTGGTAAAAAGTCGGCGGAGATAAAGAGCTTTAGCTCTTTCTTGCATAGAGTACATGACTTGTACTTTTGCTCTATATACTTCCTATATGCTGCTCTATACTGAACTGACATAATATCCCTAATTCCGCCTTAAAAATGCCTATCAGCCTCTTTCGGCTCACTTTTGATACCTTCCCCTAGGCCAGGCCTTAAAAAGGCTTCTATGGCCTAAAAAGACGAGAACCCTCGGATCTGCGGTAATCCAAGGGCCTCTAATGTAAGGGAGCATGGTGGATGCTCAACCAAACACTTCTATAAGAATACTATAACTCATTTTCTAAGTCAACTTCTTCGTCGACTGAAAATAAATCATCCTCTAAAACTTCGGCTAGAGTCTTAGCAGCATAGATAGCAAAACCTACTGCTGCAAAGCCAGATAATACTGCTATACCTGCTGTTACTGTAGCCACTTTATGCCTCATCTACGACTTCCTCAATTAGCGCTGGATCTGGTCCAAGCAACTTACCATCTTTATGGGATTCAATTAACTGCAACATCTCTTCGCCTTTTCCGACCCCATCTGCAATTAAGCAGAGAACGTCGTAAATTCTAGATAGCAGAATATAATTGACCATACCCAGGTTATCGTCAATATTTTGTACTTCTGGTTTCGGATCACTCATTATTATATACCTCGTATGTCATAGGAAACTTCTCTTTTACAAACTCTTTTATAGCTTTAGCATATTCCTGAATTTCTACCTGTGCATCATGTGGGAGACGCTGATCAAGGAAAGTTAAAACACCTTGTAGTGATACTGTCCATCTCCAGCGAACATACATAGAATATGCAGGTAACATAAGTCGAGCCATCTCTGGTGCGACGCCATCACTCAATGCTTCCTCATATTTACTCATACCAAACTCAGAAATCTGTCGTAGAGCTTGAGTATATTTAGCACCTACAATATCTGATACTGGCTCTCCTGAACCCTGCTTAGAGTTTTCTGGAGCACTTCTCCATTCGTTAGGCATTGGAATATAGAATATCTCATTCTCAGTAATATATCTACGAGAAGATTCATTCCAGCCGTTCTGATCGTCAATATGAGATGAAGCAACAGCATACTTCCACCATTGACGAGCAACCATTAATGGTGCATAGATTTCAAACGTCATCGCAGCATGACGAAATGGGCTAGTGTGATTTTCTTTTAACAAAAATCGAATGAGCTTCTGGTCACGCTCACTCAATTCTGTGCTTTCTTTATCATATGATACTCTAGCAGCATTAACTACTGATAAATCGCTACCAAGTGTATCTACAAGTCTTACATATCCAATATTATTAATTACGTTGATGTGGTTCAAGTACCGCTCTTTTCATTCTATCGTACAGATTATACCCAACATTAACTCTATGGTTACATGCCAAGCAATATAGATACACTGTATCATTATCTGTTAAATTTGGCAACATCTCGTAAAGATCATAGGGACAGGTTATATCCCTGTCCCCATGAAAACGTCCCAAGAATTCCCGCACAATTCTAATGTCCATTAATTACTTACTCTCTTCTCCTTGCATGGTTGTGGCTTAAAGTTTTTAGGATACTGAGCCATCCATGATTTAGTTCTAGGTGTCATACCCTTCCATGATATCCAGTTGTCTCCACCCTGAGACATAAAAAATGCTGCTTCAGCATTTGTAACTGGATCAAGGAGGTCTCGATTATAAGTTAGTTCAAACTTATCTCTACGCTCTGGTCCTAAATTTCCAATCATATTGATTTGGAAAATACCATATGAGCTATCTCCTGTTTTTGCATTTCCATTATAAGCAAGTGGCCTACCGTTTGACTCCTTCTTAGCAACGCTCCATGCTTCACGCAGATCTAATCCACGGAAGCCCACACAATAAAGCAGTTGGGCCAGGTCTTCATCTGAAAATTGCTTGTCCTGCTGACGGAAATCAGACAGGTATACGTATTTTGCATCATCTTGGACTTTTACGTTAGATAATGCTACAATGTTATCAGCAACTGCGGGTGAGTCAATGCTTGGGAACTGGCTAAATAAATAACCAACAAACACTAGCTTAGCGGCAGCTACTACTAAATTTTTAGTAAACATGAATACTATCTTAACCTATTATGAAAGGGTTTGTCAAGTCGTGATTTTAAGTTTTAATACAAATCCAGGAAGTCTCAATATAAATACGGGTTATGGATATGCAGGATATCATATGGTTACCTCTATGCAAGAGCTTGGACATAAAATTCCTTTTCGTTTTCCAAAGGCTAAAGTTCAATTAAATTTTAGTCAACCACAATTTATTCAATTTAATAAAGATC